TAAAAAATTCTTCTTTCAGGAGCTCTTGAAATACGATAGATAACTAAAGAATCTTCAATCATTCTTAATTGATTGACTGGTTTGATTGCTTTGTGTAAATGTGATAGAACAGTACCTTTGTGCATATCTACCAAACCAGATGGGCAATATGAAACTGAATCAGGTGATATCTTCAATCCTTGTGAAGTTGATTTACCATTACCTGAAGCATTAAAAAGATAATATTCTTGTGTTCTTTTTGTTAAGTCAAGACCAGTTCTTCTGTCTTTGTCAACAATTTGTTCTCTTACTTTTTTTATTTTTCTAGGGTCAATATATCTTACTTCTTGAATACCCTTTCTTGGTGATTTTTCATCAATAATTTTATGATAAAATAATCTACCATCAACATACCATCTTCTAAAGATGTCATGTCCTTTTGAATTAAAATCTAATAAACGCAAAACTTCGTCAAATTCCTCACGAATTTTTTGTTTAATTGTTTGTGAAATATCGAATTTATCTAACGATAACGATACTGACTGTCCTCTTTCATCAGATACTATGGCTTCATTTGTGATGTCCTCTATTGCACTATCACATTCAGCTTGTTGTGCAATATCACGATATCTTCTAATGAGGTCTAGTTCAGTTGCATCTCGACCGTCAGTCGATAAAACTGAAGAATAAAAACCACCACCTGCGATATCTATTGTTCCATCATCAGCAGAAGGTGGTGCAACACTCTGTGCTACACCACTTGTCTGTTTGTCATTTTTCGCCCTAGTAATTCTGAAACCGAATAACTCTGCCATTCTATAATTCTCCTATTCTTTCTACTTATTTAGTATACTTGAATTAGACACTACTTGCAGAGAATGAAGTATATCTCCATGTTACATCAAAAGTTTCAATATCACTAACTGTATCATATGATAACTCGATAGGTGCTAGAATTGTAGGCCAACAATTTGTTAACACATATGATTTCAATAAGTTGTCATCTCTGTCTAACTGTTCAACTGTTACTTGAGCAGTATAGTCTGCAACATTATTAAGACCAACATTAGTTTCTAAATCGTTAATTCCAGACATCCATCTTTCTATTGCGTTTCTAACCATAAAGTCAGTATCGTTTAGTACAGTAGTAGTCCATGTTTCAAATGTCCTATCACCAGCAATAAACAACTGTCTACCTCTGAAATTTACAGTAATTTCAGGAATAGTTTGACCAGGCAATGAAGTCGCTTTTACTAAAAATTGAGTTCTATTAGAATCAAGACCTGTTGCAATTGCACCAGGCGTTGTCATTATCACTCTATACTGATTAGCTCTAGCGCCACCACCGATTAGGTTAGATTTAAAATCGTCAATACTTGCCATTTTTTATCTCCCTATTAACCGCCAACTTCGCTAAATGAAACACCAGTTCTCACAGCGATAAAGTTTAATGTTATAAAGTTAATTGAACGAGCAGGTTTGATGAATATATCTGCAACAAACTCATTTCTATCAATTACTTCTCCTGTATTATTTGTTTCGTCACAGACAACAGAAAAGTCTGTAATACCTCTACGACCTTGAACATCTCTCAAGAAAGGTTCTACCAAATTTCTAAATTGTGCTCTTGAGAATACATCATTAAACTCAAAGAGTTGATATTTAGCCGCAGTTGCAATTGCTTTTTCAAGAACCAAGAATAATCTTCTAACATTGATTCTATCAAATGCACTTGGTTTTGCAAGAGCAGTTTTATCACCAAATAAGACTGTACCTTGGCCTGGGAATGTAACAACTGGGTTAATTCTTGCAGGATAAAGTATATCTCTTTCTGATTTAGTAGGATTGTATGCAAGTTTAACTGCACCACGAATCTGACCTCTGTTGTAACCACCAGGCGAGAACCAAGGGTCTGCAACATTATCTGTATTTGCGGCTAGTCCTGCAATATCACCATTCAATGGTACATATCTGTAAACATCATTGTATTTGTCGTACATATACTTGTAACCAGAATCGAATACTGCATAAGAGGAACTTGATAATGAATCAAAGAATCCTTTGACATTACCAGTCTGTGCAAATCCAGTAGTTACACCAACAACATCTTCTCTACGAGGAGAGATGAAACCAACACAATCTTTTCTTGATTCACATAAATCAATAATCATTGTTGCGTGTGTAACACCATCAGTTGATGCTGGTGAAGTACCTGCCATAACTAAATTTACATCTACTGTATCAACATCTGCAAATTTGTCATATGCAAGTTCTAACTCACCGATTGAAGGTGTGTCATCTGTTCCACCACCAAGAGTGTCTGTTAAGACACCTGCTTTACCAGCAGTTGATGCAAATGTAGTTCCACCTGCTGGATCTGTTCCTGCATTTGTTAGTGATGCATCATGATCCATCCATCTAACATAACTAGAACCAACATTTACTACATTTTTATAGAAGTTTGTTCCACCTTGAGGTGTTTTACTACTTAATGCTTGTGATACAAATGGGAATGTTTCTAATACTGCGTTTGTTCTTTGACCAGCTAAATCTGTATCAAATCCAGTAATACCACCTGTGTAATCAAAAACAACAACATGCATCTCATCAGATAAAAGACCTCTATCAGTTGCATATTGTGATGTGCCTGGAGCACCATCAAATAAATCGTAATATCTCCATCTTCTGCGAATAGCAGTATTATCTGCAATTGCAGATTTTAAACCACCACCGTTTGCATTGTCTAATTGTCTAACAGTTAAATCGTTTACTGCGATTGCAGTAATTTCATACTGTTGTCCAGTAGTTTCTTGAAAGTAAACAATGTCACCAACATTAAATTCAGCTCCATCATCTACTGTAATAGTTGTATCACCAGCGGCAACATCTGCTTGATCAACAAGTGCAGTTGTTGTTTGTTCGTATGCAGTTGCATTTGAACATATTGATACACCTAACGCATTACCCCAAGTGCCTGGGAATCTTGCAGCCCATTCGCCACTAGAACCAGAACCATCTTCGTAATTATTTTCGTAATCATCATCATTTTTAATTTTTAGACCAACACCGTCTGCTGTAGCATTAACAGCGGCTGTATCTGCACGAACAACACGCAAAGCGTTGCCGTATTGTAAAAAATTGGCGGCGGTAAAAAATGTTTCAAAATTATCTGAATTAGGTTTACCAAAAATTTGAACGAGTTCTTCCTCTGAACCAATTGGAACAATTTCTTCTACTGGCCCTTTTGGGAATCCAGCAGCAATTGCACCGATTGATGTAGCAACAGCAGGAACAACATTCGTTAAATCAATCTCTTTTACGAGAACGCCAGGGGATACTTGAAATGCCATCTCTGTTTCTCCTTATGGATTATATAATATAAATTTCAATTTTTTCATTTAATTATATTTATAAAAAAGACTATCTTAAAAACACATTTTTATAGAACAACTGACATATAAATATCTTTATGTCAAGTCATTACGAAAAATATAAAGAAACAATCAAAAGAGTTTTCAAAAGAAACTACAGAAAAAGAACGATTTGGGTAAATGAATATTTGTCTGATAAGTTTTGTACATACTGTGGTGAATCTGAAAATGCGTGTTTACAATTTCACCCACATGAGAAAGAAATTAGAAGAACGACACGAAAGAAAGGTTTAAATGAAGAAGCTAGGAGAGATATTCTAAAACTTATGAAAACATCTAAAATTGTTTGTGCAAATTGTTATTTAAAGTTAGAGAATGAGATTATTGAAGATTTACCAATCTGAATCATGCGTTCTTATAACTGGTGACCATACTGTTCCATATTCATCAGTCATCTTTTCACCATAGTTATCTAAACCATCATCAACAAATCCAAAAGGTGCCATGTCTTGTTCTAATTGATTTTGTTGTTCTGCATACATTCTTGCACGAATATCATCATCAGTTAACTCTTTAAAGTATGTTTGTTGTGCTAACCATGAGAATAATACACAGCACATAATCAAATCATCTGTATGACCTTCTTCAGCCTCGTAAGATTGACCTTTTAATGAAAATGTAGAAAATTCATTGATTAAATTATAATCTTGTATGATAAGTTTGTCAGTTTCTACAATCTGTTTTAAATTAGAACAACCCATCTTTTTGACTGCTTTTGTTGTTCTGACACCTAATTGTGAACGACCACCAGAGAAACCTGCACCTACCATTTGACCTGCACGACCTCTCATAGATGACATTATCATATTTTCATATTCTAAATCAAATTGTAATGCATTTGCAACTTGGTCACCTATATCATTGATTTCAACTAAAATATGTGCAAGATTATAGTTTGTTGCAACTTGTTTGATAATATTAGGAAATAGTAAAGGTTTTATCTCATTGTTTCTATATGTTGCAACAATTGTATATGGTATTTGTGTAACATCAAATACAACAAATGCAGAATAATCGTTTTGAATACCTCTTGCAACATCAGCCACTAAAACATATTGATGACCATTTACTTTTTGTTTGTAAATAGAAAGACCTGCATTTTTTGTTAATGGTTCTGCATATGACATTGATTTAATCTTGTGTGGTGCAACTAATGTGTTTGTAGAACCTAAAAACTCACATTCAAACTCTCTTTTGAATTGTTCTTCAGATGTATTTGCAATAGTTTCTTGTTTCCACTTCTCATCTCTGCCTGGCACTTCACTCCAATGTACATCAATAATGTTATAAGAGTTTCTTTTGTTTTCTGCATCAGTCCATAGTTTGTAATACAGATTCATACCATTAGGTGTTGATACAATAATAACTTTTGTAGATTTACCAGATGATATTGTAGGATATACAGATGAAAAGAAATCTTCTGCAACATTATTAGGAACAAATGCGAACTCATCTAAAAATATCATGTTGTATGAACCACCACGAACTGCACTTGATGATGTAGATGATGCAACTACCCTAGAACCATTTTCTAATTCTAATGAACCTTTATTCCATGACATTACACCTTGTTGTAACCATTTTGGTAAATTTTCATATGCAAGTTGTAATCGAGAAAGAATATCTCTTGCAGTAGAGGCTTTGTTTGCAAGTATCGCTACATTCATGTTTGCATTGAAAACAACATAATGTAATATGTAAGATACTAATGTTGTAGATTTACCTGACTGTCGAGGTAGTTTGCAGATTGTGAAACGATTGTTGTGAATTGTATCAACCATTTCTTTTTGAAATTGAAACATATCAAATGGAACTAAACCGTGGTCTAGTGATACAATCTTTATGTAATTTTCAATAAAGTGTAAAGGATTTTCCATACACTTTTTAAATTCAACAATTTGTTCTTCTGTCCATTCGACAGAAACATTTGCTTTCTTTAGTAGGGGATTACCGAGATA